CTCGCCAAGAAGTTCGTCGCAATCGTCGAGAACCCTCTCTTCACCGTGATGAACGAGCCGAACTCGACTCTTCAGCGACTGATCAGGAAGCTTGGCCTCCTGGACGTCGTCGACGAGCAGTCGGCTTCGGGGAAGCTCGACATCATCATCCAGCTTCCGTACGTGATCAAGTCGGAGGCGAAGCGAGAGCAAGCAGAGCAGCGTCGACAGGACATCGAGTTTCAGCTGAAGGGCAGCCAGTACGGCATCGCCTACACAGACGGAACCGAGAAGATCACCCAGCTCAACCGACCGTCGGAGAACAACCTCATGACGCAGGTCGAGTACCTGGTCGAGATGCTCTACAGCCAACTCGGTCTCACTCCGGCCATCATGAACGGCACGGCCGACGAATCGGCCATGCTGAACTACTACGATCGAACGATCAACCCGATCCTCGACGCGGTCGTTGAAGCGATGCGTAGAACCTTCTTGACCAAGACTGCGAGGACGCAGGGTCAGTCGATCATGTACTTCAAGGACCCGTTCAAGCTCGTCCCGGTCTCTCAGATCGCCGAGATCGCCGACAAGTTCACCCGAAACGAGATCGTCACTTCGAACGAGATGCGACAGGCCATCGGCATGAAGCCGGCGGACGACAAGAAGGCCGACGAGCTCCGAAACAGCAACATGCCTCAATCGGAGCTTGGCGCTCCGCCACCCGGTGGAGTTCCGATTCCGCCAAAGCCGACGGCACCAGCCGTCCAAGAGAACTGAAAGGAGACTGTCAAAATGGTACCTGATTTCAGTGGCTGGGCCACGAAGGCAGGTCTCGTGTGCTCGGACGGCCGCACCATCATGGCGGACGCGTTCAAGCACCAGGACAAGATGACCGTTCCGCTCGTGTGGCAGCACAACCACAAGGACGTGGAGAACGTCCTGGGCCACGTGGAGCTGGAGAACCGCGACGACGGCGTGTACTGCTACGCCTACTTCAACGGCACGCCCAAGGCGCAGCACGCCAAGGTCGCTGTCGCGCACAAGGACATCAGCTCGCTGTCGATCTGGGCCAACCAGCTCAAGGAGGCCGGCAAGCGCGTCATGCACGGCTCGATCAAGGAGGTCAGTCTGGTCATGTCGGGTGCAAACCCGGGTGCCCTGATCGACCAGCTCGTGCTCAAGCACGGCGAAGGCGACTTCGAGACGCTCGACGACGAGGCCTACATCTTCACCGGTCTCGAGCTCGAGCACGAGGACAAGCCGGCCGAAGGAGAGCTCGTTCACACCAAGGTGGGCGTGATCTACGAGTCGATGACGGACGAGCAGAAGTCCGTCGTCCAGTTCTTCGTCGCGACAGCGTTGGATGCTCTCGAGCACTCCGACGAGGGCGGCGAGGGTGCCGATGGCACCGACGGCGAGAACACCGAGGGCGAGAACGCCGAAGGTGAGCAGAACGCTGACGGCGAGAACGCCGAAGGCGAGCAGGGCGGGGAGGGCACCGCCGGTGAGAACAACTCCGGCGGTGACGGAACCGGCAGCACCGACACCAACAACGAGGACTCCCTCGGACACCAGGAAGGTTCAAACATGACCCGCAACGTCTTCGATCAGGGTGCCGACAACAGCCGGAACACCGGTCCCACCCTGACGCACGACCAGCTGTCCACGATCGTCGCGGACGCGGAGAAGAACGGCTCGTTCAAGGACTCGCTCCTCGCGCACGCGGACGAGTACGGCATCACGAACATCGAGCTCCTCTTCCCCGAGGCGAAGATGATCGACAACAAGCCCGAGTGGATCACTCGGCGGATGGAGTGGGTGAACACGGTTCTCGCCGGCGTTCGCAAGCTCCCCTACAGCCGCATCAAGTCGATGTCGGCGGACCTCACCCACGAGGAGGCGCGGGCCAAGGGCTACATCAAGGCCACGCTGAAGAAGACCCAGTACTTCTCGCTCGCGGGTCGAGAGACCACCCCGAAGACCATCTACAAGAAGCAGCAGCTGGACCGCGACGACATCGTCGACATCACGGAGCTCGACGTCGTCAACTGGATCTGGGGCGAGATGCGCTTCATGCTGAACGAGGAGATCGCGCGCGCGATCCTCGTCGGCGACGGTCGCGAGCCCGACGACGCGGACAAGATCAACGAGGACAACATCCGGCCGATCGCGCAGGACGACCCGTTCTACACGGACGTCGTCAACCTGCCGGCGGAGTACACCCCGGAGCAGCTCGTCGAGCTCGTCATCCGTTCGCGGGAGCTCTACAAGGGCGCCGGCAACCCGGACATGTTCTGCACCCGGAGCATCCTGAACGACCTGCTCCTCCAGAAGGACAAGATGGGCCGCCGGTTGTACCGCAACCGGACGGAGCTGGCCGCCGAGCTCGAGGTCAACTCGATCACCGACGTTCCGGCGATGGAGGGCGTCACCCGTGACGAGGGCGAGGTCCAGATCCTCCTCGTCAACCTGTCCGACTACTCGGTCGGCACCACCCGCGGTGGCGAGATCTCGACGTTCGACGACTTCGACATCGACTACAACCAGTACAAGTACCTCATCGAGGGCCGGATGTCCGGCGCTCTGACGAAGCACAAGACCGCCCAGGTCTTCGTGCGGGCCGAGGGCACCCTGGTCTCGGCGGCGCTGTCCGCCCCGACCTTCAACACCGGTACCGGCGTTCTGACGGTTCCGACCCAGACCGGTGTGGTCTACAAGAACGCGGACACGGACGCGACCCTCAGCGCTGGCGCTCAGACCGCCGTCGCCTCGGGCGTGACCGTGAACGTCGTGGCAGTGCCCGCCACCGGGTACTTCTTCCACCACAACATCGACACGGACTGGTCCTTCACCCGGGCGTAGTCCACGAAGGGTCCAACCATGGCGAAGTTTGCTGGAGTCGTCGGGTACGGACACATGGAGAGAGCCGACGGAGTGTCGAAGGATGTCATTACCGAGAAGTCATATTTCGGTACTGTCAACCGCAACACCAAGTCGAACACGGAAGGCGACTCTCTCAACAAGGATGTGTCCGTCGGTAATGAGATCTCGATCGTTGCCGATGCGTATGCCGTCGAAAACTTCCTCGCCATCAGGTTCGTTGAGTGGCTGGGGGTGCTGTGGACAGTTGATTCTGTCGAGGTGCAGCACCCCCGGCTCACTCTGAGACTGGGAGGTGTTTACAACGGCCCGCGCGAGAACTGACCTTCAAACCGTGCTTGAGACGGTTTTGGGGTCGGACGAGGTTCACTTCCAGCCCCCGACCAACATCATCATGAACTACCCGGCGATCGTCTACAAGCGAGACGACGCCAGGACCCAGTTCGCGGACAACATCCCGTTCCGCATCGAGAAGCGGTACCAAGTGACCGTGATCGACAGGGATCCCGACTCTGTGATCCCCGACAAGGTCGCTGCGCTCGAGAGTGCCACGTTCGACAGGCACTTCACGGCAAACGATCTCAACCACGACGTTTACACACTGTTCTTCTGAGAGGAAACCACAGCAATGACTGCAATCCAGTGGGACAAGACTGGGGAGCGCTTCGGTGAGACCGGAGTCGACCACGGTGTCCTGTACAAGCCCGACTCGGAAGGCGTCTACGGCGACGGTGTGCCCTGGAACGGGCTCACGACCGTCACCGAGTCGCCGACCGGCGCCGAGGCCACGCCCCAGTGGGCGGACAACCTGAAGTACCTCAACCTCGTCTCGGCGGAGCAGTTCGCCGGCACGGTCGAGGCCTTCACCTACCCGGTGGAGTTCGAGGAGTGCGAGGGTGCGGTGCAGAGCGCTGGCGGCGTTCTCATCACGCAGCAGGCTCGCAAGTCCTTCGGTCTCTGCTACCGGACTCTGATCGTCAACGACACCGACGGGCAGGACGCCGGCGAGAAGATCCACCTCGTCTACGGCTGCCTGGCGACTCCGACGGAGAAGGCGCACGCCACGGTGAACGACAGCCCGGAGCTCACCGCTCTGAGCTGGGAGTTCACGACCACACCGGTCGACGTGCCGGGTCTCAAGCCGTCGGCGCACCTCATCCTCGACTCTCGGGTCGTCGACGCGGACGCGCTGACCGACCTGAAGGCGATCCTCTACGGCGACGAGTCGACGGACCCCCGTCTGCCGCTGCCGGCCGAGGTGATCGACCTCTTCGAGGGGACGACGACGAACGTCAACCTGGCGACGGCGGCCAACCAGCCGTCGTACAACGCTGGCACCCACGTGGTCACGCTGCCGTCCGTCACGGGCGTGCAGTGGAAGATCAACGGTGTCAACAAGTCGGCGGGTGCCCAGCCGGCGCTCACCGTCGGCCAGACCGCCAACGTCGAGGCCGTCGCGCAGAGCGGCTACCGCGTCACCGGCGACGAGGACTGGTCGTTCGACTACTAGGTCGATGACCATCTGACCAGGGAGGAGAGAGAGTGCTCACCATAACAGTAATCCTAGCAGAGCACTTCAACCAGGAGACCAACCAGTTCTCTTATGAGAGCTTTCAGCTGGAGCTGGAGCACTCTCTCTCCTCACTGTCAAAATGGGAGTCAGAATTCGAGAAACCCTTTCTCGGTCCTGATCCGAAAACGCCGGAAGAAGTTCTGGCGTACTTCAAGCTGATGACTCTGACCCCCAATGTTGCTCCGGAGGTTTTCGACAAACTCTCTGAGGACAACGTTTCGATGATCAACGAGTACGTCGCACGGAAGATGACCGCAACCTGGTTCCGCGAGGTGCCTGACGGCCCCAAGACCCGGGAGATCATCACCGCAGAGCTTGTCTACTACTGGATGGTGCAGTTCAACATCCCGTGGGAGGCCCAGTACTGGCACTTGAATCGGCTCTTCACTCTGATTCGAGTTCTAAACGAGAAGCAGGCCAAGCCGAAGAAGATGTCGAAGCAGGACATCATCGCACGGAACCGTCAGCTCAACGAGCAGCGGAGGGCCCAGCTCAATACAACGGGTTAGGAGGTCTAGATGGCGCGGCTCGTTTGGGGCGAAGCCCAA